GTTTCCCAGTCACGATCCAGGTGCATGGACATCTATTTCTTGGTTCTGCTTTTTCATTACATAACGTGCAACATAAGCAGCAGACTCAAAAGTAACATCGCCAACACTACTATAACCATGCGGCCATAAGCTTTCCAACTGTGCTGAGCGATAGAGGTCAGAACCGCTGTTAGTTCGTCTAAGAAACTTAAGATCTTCAAAAGCAAAATTGAAGATGCAAGCGTGGTAATGAGGACGGCCACGAACCGACCCATACTCGCCAGCCATATAAAACCGAATTGGATAGCTGCCTTTACCAGTGCGATCATCAATAAATTCCTTGTCGCCCTTAAACCTCTTTCTTAGCCTTTTCATAAATTTCTGAAAATCACTATGAACTAAACTATTCCAAGGTGGTGGGTCTTCATACGTCAGTGTTATGAAGCAATTTTTTTCCCACAATTGAGCTTCGTGCATACACCTCACGGCCCATTGTCGAGACCTCTCTAGCAGACAACCTTCGCAACCACCGCATGGAAGTTTGAACTCGTTGATTGCGTCTTGTCTTCGCCAAAATACTATTTCTCCTTTTGATGTCCGCCACGCCTGAAGCGGGCTAAAACATGGCATTAGAGTCTCCAACCACCTCTCATTGGATTTGACCGAAGGTTAGCCACCTTGGTCTTACTTACCTGCTTACGAAACTTCTTAGCAGATTTACCTTTATTTACACTATAACGTCGCATTTCCTGCTCCTTTAACTATTTGGGTGTCACCTAGCACACTTTAAATCAAGTATAGACGTGTGCTACTGACGCGACCCCTATTCAGGGGTCTTGTCTGCATCGATCGCTTGCGCTGGATCGACGCTACTATCTTTGCCCGCTACTGGCTTATCTGCCTTAGCGGACTCCCTTTCTTGCCGTTTAATTTCCGCCTGTTGGCTTTCAACCATAGCAAGAAACTTCTGCGGATCATTATCCGCTGCCTTCCGGACATCTGCCGGAAGATCCAAAAACGCCTGATCGGCTTCTCTTAACATATTCTGCAACTGTTGGTAATCCTGTGGAATTACCGTTGCATCAAACTCCTTCCAATTAACTTCACTAACGGGAAGAACGCCATATTTACGGATCATGATATTCAAATCCGTCTCATCTTTAAAATTCTGTTGAGTTAATGTTTCACTATCACTAATGAGCGCGGTGTTTTTCGACACCTCATCCCGGTCATAATTGTAAGGCGTACGTAATTGCATACTAATCTCCAAACAACCCTTTCAGGTTGAACCATCCTTCTAACATCTTCCTAGAGGAAGAACTAATACCAGTCATAACTTCCTTAAAAATAACGATATTGCTTTGACGCAATTCGCTAAGATTCTTACGAATCCCTTCATACTGATCGTCCGTTAATATAACTGAGCGATCTTTCAACGCATTTAAAATGCTATCCAAATCTTTAACAAATACACTAACAATACGATCTTTCGCACCGCTGACACGCGCCTCTGGAAGATCCTTTAATAACTTAATATTCTTTTCTATACCTTTTATAGCTGTTTCAACTTTCGTCTTTCCAACAGTCGCCACGGCTTGCGCCGACGACGCACCACGTTGAACAGCCTGACCAAAATCCGGAATACTAGCCATGGCACCAGATCCGGACGAAGCCGGACCCAACTTTGCCGCGAGCATGGGATTCAACCCAGCCCGCTTCATATCAGCCATAGCCCTCTCGTATCCGGTACCTGTCTGACTCGCCTGAAACTGCATCTGCTTATCCGCAGAAGCCTGACTCATGCGAGCACTCTGCAAACTGCCATACAAGCTAGCAGCTGCACCAACATACGGATTAACAACCGACAAAACAGGCGCAGCCTTTTGAACTGCGCCACTAACCGCTGACCAAATGCCCATCAGAAATGATCCACAAGTCCAGGAACACTGTACATAGGCATTGGTCGAGCCATATCTATATCGAAGAAACTATCAAATATAAACTGTTGACCATTCGCCTCTGAACCCACAGCTACAACACGCTCCACTGGTGGCGTATCTTGAATAAATGTGGAATTCAGGGTTGGCAATGAACCAAAATTTTGAGCCAAATGCCAAGCATCTAATGTACCACTCGCGGTTGATCGCATAAGACCAGTAACCTCACTAGGCTTATAGCGATACTCTGCCCACCGCTCTTGATAACCAAATACATCATCATCTGTCGACGTACCCGTCGCATAAATCTCTTTATTAAGAACTGGCTGCTCACCAAGATGAGCAAAAACTGGAAAATAAAAATCATACCGGGTTTCACGCGACCATTTACGGTGTAAACCCTGTTGATACGTCAGATCGGCCCTGACGCTACATAATCCAATAATAATACCATGCTCAGTAAAACTAGAGGCAAAGCCATGCCCACTAGCAAGACCAGTCCCAACAGCACCAAGAGTACCCAACGGAGTATCGGTGCCAGAAGCACCTGACGCAGACTGTTGAGCAACTGGGTTAACAATAATTGGAGCACTACCGCCTCCCAGATATTCTGGTCGTTGCAAACGAGCATCCGGAGAAACTACTCCAAAATGACTCCTCACGATCTCGGTATACCGAGTACCTCCGCGCGCATCACGTTCTAACAAACGCTGCACTTGGAAACTATTACGAATACTATTAATTGTCGCTGCGGTCGCCGTCGACAAATCAGCATACGCATAATTACTACCGGTAGCACCATAACGCAACCTAGAATCACCGCTTGCTTGCGCAACTGCTTCCATAGTACCGACTGCACTACTAACGCCTTCGGTGTTAGTAATTAAAACATTGGCCGAAGTGCCTAGAGGCATCGTTACCGAATCACCTTTTTGAGGCCACGGCAAAGCAGAGGTAAAGTAATCATGCCGTTTGCCTCGTCGTAACAAGGTGTAATCTGTATAAGTGTCCGGCCCGTCACCTTTATCCACAGTGACCGAATCTTGGAGATTCTCATCCCTAAACCATTCGTTGTAAATAAGGTTATAGGCTCGTGTGAAAAGTGCGGAGTGTGAAATTGAACTACCTGCATCAACCTGCCCTACTGTCGGCAATCCCATATAATCTTGCAGTGAATTCACTGCATAACCGCCATTCGGCGAAGTCATCTGTGGGATTGTATAATCGATTGAACTATCTGGATCTGGATCTCTTTCGCCCATAAACCGCTGCCAATTTGACCAGACCAAACGATTCGGAACAAAGAAAAAGAAGGTGTCCAGGTACATATTGTCCATGACTGGGAACAATGGAGTAGCCAGACGTGTGAACGCAGTCATCTTTAAATTAACACTATCACCTGGTAGCACCTCGTCCGCAAATATCGGGACCAAATAACCCGAATCAAACGCCGTCTTCAACGTCTTCTGCGCGTTAAACTTGCTCCGCGGGATCTCTGCCCGCGGTATCATTGAAAACTGGTGCGCACTAGCGCTCCTATTACGATGCATCATTTATTGGTTTCTCCATCTTTAAACTAGCACAGTTTGCTAACTTCTCTGGAACATCCAAAACAGTCAACTTACCTGTTTGTTCGTCCCAACTACCGATCACGAATAAATCGAAATCGGACGGATGATTAAACAACTGCCCATTCTGGGGATTGTTCACTGCATCCTGAAATTCTCTTAAGGCGACACCCTTAGTTGGTGGATAGAATGGATCTTTATATATATTGGCTACATTATCAAATAATACTACTACTGGCTTTTCCATCATAAGTTCCTTTGTAATTGCTTTAATTTGGCTTGCAGCACTCTTTGACGTGCGCCAAGCCTTTCCACTGTTGTCTCCTCGCATGATTCTAATCCTTTCATTGCTCTGGAGTACTCTACCTGCTCATAAAGATCAGGATCCTGTTGCTCAAGCCTCTTAAAATAATATCTCGGAGGCTTAGCCTTATGTCCATTAACTACCACATAATCGTTTGGAAATACATCGCTTTTAAATTTATCTACAAAATTAGCGCCGATTCCCGGCTTCAAACTCATACGATTATATTCTGGTAACCGTTGTATAACCTCCCCAGTTTCAAGATCAACTGGTGCATGGACATCTATTTCTTGGTTCTGCTTTTTCATTACATAACGTGCAACATAAGCAGCAGACTCAAAAGTAACATCGCCAACACTACTATAACCATTAGATCGTGACTGGGAAAC